AGGTGGCTCACAAGGACTAGGCTAATACCTGTACGTTGAACCAGTGTACGAAGCTCAGTCATGATTGTATCCAAAGCCTTGCGTTCATCGCCGTTCTGCTGTGAGCTTACAACAATGGACACGTGGTCAAGGAACACATAGCCACAACCAAAGGCATTAGCAAACTCTTCTGTCCTCTTCACAATGTTCTGAATGTCTGTGCTACCGAAGTGGTCAAACATATACAGCCTGTCTGTGCCAAGGGTGGCATCAAAAGCTGCCCTCTTCTCTTCCATTGTAGCATCACAATCAGGCAAATGCAAGGGCTTGTTTGCTGCCAGAGACATGATGGATGTACCTGTCTTACGTACGCTTTCCTCCAAGAACATCAAGCCAATGTTGTCCTGTGTCTTACAGAGGATGTGCCAGATGAGCTCTCGTAAGAACTGACTCTTGCCAAGTCCTGAGCCAGCAGTGACAGTGACAAGCTCTCCCTTGCGGATGCCATAGGTGAGCTTGTTAAGCCCCTCAAAGGGATAGGACACCTCTGCCTTCTCCAAAGGCTTAGACACCTGCTCCCACAACGTGGAGCCAGCAACGATGCCATCAGGGATGTGCTTCTCAGCAGCCCACCAGCGGTCAATAAACTCCTTCTCTTTGCCAGCAAGGAGCCAATCACAGCCATCCTTCAGGCCATCAACCCCCTTCATCACCTTCACCTTGGAGCCAAGCACAGAGCATAGCTGAGCTGCCCCTTGTTGTCCCTGCTCATCGTTATCAAAGCAAACGACAATGTTCTCAAAGCTATTGAGCCACTCGTAATGTTCCTTGGCATCCTTTGCAGCACTCCCTGCACCATTACGCACAGAGACAACAGGCCACTTAGAGCCAAGCATTTGGAACACAGCAAGGGCATCATACTCCCCCTCGACAATGGTTAAATACTTGCCACCCTTGGTGAATAGTTGCTGTCCAAACAAACAGGTGGCTTTCCAGTCTCCCTCAATGGCAAACTTCTTCTCCTTGATGCTTCGCTTCTTTGTTGCAAAGAGCTTCCCATCACTGTCGTAATAGGGGAACCAAACATGAGAGGCATCAGAAACAATGCCATACTTCTCCACAGTTGTCCTGCTAATACGTCTGCTTCCAATGGCTGGTGTTGCCAAGGTTTGGAAGGCTAGTCTAAGGGCATCTATAGCCCCATCCACAGGCTTTGCTGTGGCTGTTGGTGTGTGCATACGTCCTTCTTCTTTTGTTGGCCTTGTGTGCGTGTTGCAAACAAAGCAATAGGTTGAACCATCTTCATTAACAGACATGCCATCACTGCTGTTACATGATGTGCATGGCTGATGTGTCATAACAAAAGCCATCAATACTTCCAATCATTCCATAAATTTTTCTGTCTTTCTTCTAGCTCTTCTTGAGACAAAGGCAAAGAGTTTTTCTTTGTTAAGAGAGCTGCTTGAAAGGCTTCCATGAATTTAACATAACCAACAAGAGATACAAGTTCAACACAATCAGCAATTGTGAAGGACATAAACCTCTCTATATTTTCATTGTTCTTCATCTTCAAAGTCCTCATCATCTGATGCATGTTGTAAGTCTTGTCTCTCCACAACATCCATATCATCTTTAACATGAAAGAAACAACCATTGCACATGTCTAAGAACTCACCACTCTGAGCACTCTTACGAGTAGCTTCAAAGTCAGACAACACAGTATTACAACAATAACATCTCATATGTTTTCCTTAATATTATTAATTAGAAGCTTCTTATATGTATTTATTATATGGTACATACAAGAAGCTGTCAAGGGCATCATGGGTAACTGGCAAGTTACCATGAAGAACTGTAGTATATATCATACTTACGTAGTTCAACTATTGACAAAACATTTTCTATGATGGCCTTTGTGTTGATGAGGTCATCGAAATAGCTTTCATCATATGAAATGTCACCAAAGAAGAAGCCATTGGTTGTGGGTAACAACTCCTTTGCCTTGTCTTTGTTACGCAACACCTCGTTGACAAGCTCAAGCAAACGCTCAAGCTCCTCTGTGGTTACAAGATATTCCCCACAGTTGTCATCGCCTCCCTGAACATTATCAACAAACCACTTGTGGATTTGGTTAGCCTTACGCCAGTAGCCAGCCTCATATGACAGCTCTTTGATAGACATGTCATTAACTTTTAATTGCTCCAAGACATCACGCAAATCCTTGTCATCATCTCCAAAGGTGTAGATGTAACGCTTTGCTGTCAGATACATATCGAGTCCCATTATTTCCCCTTCTGTTTAAAGAATTTAATTATACACAAACCAATTATAAAACCAATAACATACACCATGAAGATGCCAAAGCCATCAACATGGTTCCGCATTGCCAGCCTCCACAAAGGGAATGCCCTTAACAATGTCCATCTTGGCAAACCTAGCCTTGTGGATTGGAGCACCAAGGCGTGTCACAAAGGACGAGAAAACGTATGGGTTGTACAGCACAGGAGTCCACTCGACAACCTCATGCTTCCAATCATATGGGGCTGTAAGGAAACCAACAACCCCTGCATGTACGTTCTTGCGTCTCTCACGTATCACACGCTGCCTTCCAGCCTCTGAAACCTTGAAGACAGGGTTGTCTATAGCCAACGATGTTCTGTGGCCTATAACCCTGCCCTTGTCCTTTCCTTCCAAGGCCTTCACAGAGAAGACACGTTTGTGCAAATTGAAGTAGACAAACACCTTCATGCTGCCTTCCTCATCAAAAGCTCTAGGAAATTCTCCCCAATGTAGGGAAGTTTCACCCAGAAGTCTCCCTCTTTATAGCCAGCAATGTCATGGGCATAGATGCTCCCCATCTCTGTATAAAAACCATACACAGTTGCCATACGGATGGAGCCACGCTTGTTGTCTTCAAGCACAGCTTCCCAACCATTACGCAGGACAACACGTGTCCCCTTCTTTAGCTTGTTTGTTTCTGCAAATTGGCTCATTGCACCTGCTCCTTGATGATTACACATGACAAGCCAAGCTCTTCCCATTTTAAAACAAGAGCATTGGCCTCTTCTTCTGTGTTTTTGTAACCGATGAAGTCACAAATACCCTTAGTTCCTACAATTTTATACATTTGAAATCTCCTTGATTTGAAAAACTTTAGCCATCTTACGTGAATGTGCAACATAAGCTACAACTTTGACACCCTTGTCCCAACAAGCTGTGCATGTGTCACACTTACCTGCCTGCAAACTACTAGGGCATACGTGAATGCCCCTTCTGTGCTCGTGGGATTTAATCACCATTGATGTGGTGCTCCCATCTATTTGTTCTTCTACGTTGTCGGCACTGAGGCGAACAACAACATTTGGTAAACAATCCAAAGCCCCTAAGACATTGGAATATTTGTCAAACTTGTGCATACGTGTGGGCAACCAATGCTTGACATGTGGGGTGAGCCTACAAACATCGTAGATTTTCCATGCCAAGTCAACAGAATAGATGTCTCCACTGTCAAACCATCTGAATTTCTTCTGCTTGACAAGGGATTTAACCATTCTTTCCACCCAATCCTCAGATTGCCAGTCTTCTTTGTTGCTTTTACGCAACTTTATGGCATCTGGCATGTGATAGAAGCCTTGTGTGGCATAACAGCCTTGACAAACTTCCACAAGCTGCCCATCTTTGCCAATGCTCCCTTGACAAGTCTCTAGGGCTTGAAGGCTCCAGCTAAAACAGCCGAGCTTTGATGTGCGACTAAGCATGAACGTTCTCCAACAAAAGAATTAACAAGGTGATTGCCAGCAAAATGGCGCATGTAACTGTGAATTGAAAGTCTGTCATTTGATGCTCCAACAAGGCAGGATTGCCACATAAGCCCACAGCAATGGGCTTATGAAGAGCCCTGTCAAATTGCAATTGCTTGCTTCTGTACGGACAAACGCTTCTTGTCACGGTGCACACGAATGACAGCACTAGGGGAAACTTTGACAACATGACCACCTTGTGCCAGCTTAACAGCAACCTTGAAAAACCCACGACTGACAATTTGTCCATTGTAGTGCTTACCGCCAACATAAACAGTTAGAAAACGCCCACCATGATTGGCGACAAACTGCTTGGCGACAAAAAATGCCTTGATTTTGTCAAACATAAAAAAACTCCTTTGAAAAGTTACTAACAAGTTACCTGCAAAGCGCAGGGAAAAGCTTCGATGCTTTTCTATGTGCTCTGAAACCCATTGTACAAGGGCTAGGGGCTTTGTCAACCCCTAGTCTTTCCCTTGTCATACCTTCTCGTTCACTTTAGCCATCGCTTGGAGAATCAACTCACTAGCCATTTTATAGCCCTTGTCATAGCACAATTGCTGAATTATCTCTAGGTTATTCAAGATTTTATCATCATCCGAGAATGTAACCTCTTCGATTGTCTCTCCCTCTTCGCTAGCGTCTCCCTCTTCCTTCGGGGCTTTGCTTACATTTCCTTCATCATCGATAACTTTGCTTCCTGATTCTAACCCTCTTAAATCTTTTACTAAGCTTTGCACCGATTCGTAATTATCAATTATGTTAAACAAGGTTTGACGTGTTTCTTGGTTGCTAGCATGGTCAACTATTTTCTTAAATTCGCTTTTCCTTGTTTTTGCAGTGTTCGGGTTATACAAGGTTTTCACCTGAGTTGCATACCCTTCTACCATTGCTTCGAATTCGGCCTTGTTTTCTACTGTATAAACACCGATTGTTTCCTTCAGGGTTTTCAGAAGCTTCCCGTTGACGTTAGCTTGTTCACATGCGAATGCCGCACCTAGTGCTTCGGGGCTTGTCCCTTCGGTTTTCTTTGCTTTGCTCATGATTCTCTCCGGTTTGGTAACTTGTCAGTTACTAGGGCGAATTCCCTTGTAACTTGTGTTCATTCTAACATGGTATCGCTTGTGCATGTCAATTGCTCAATTAATACCCTACTGCTTTGTAGGGTTACTCGCTAGTTACTCGATTATCCCCTACCCTATATACTATGCAAGGGCTGTGCCATGTAGTCTTAAGTATTCATGTCGATAGCTCTTTTGTTTCCAGAAGGGCTTGATTTGTAATGCTTAAGGTTTAACATATCTAAATCTACTACTTATAGGTTACATTATTTCTGCACCATGTCTGTGCATTGTGTCCTTCTGTGCACTGTGTTGGTGCTTCATGTGCGAGAGATTCACCATAGTGGTGCATTTTGTGTGACAGTTAATGCATAGGTACTATACTAGGGAGTTTCCCTGTAATGCTTTAGGTTTAGCTTCTGAGCTGCTTTGTTGTTGTTGTAATACTTTGGGTTGTAGGTGGCATCAGTGGCTGCCACATTAGTACTCATACCTATAAAGTTCTAATCCCCTGCCATTGAAGGACTGTTTTGTAACACTAAAGTACCACCGGGGAGGGGGACAACTTGTGCCAATATATGCGGAACCCGTAAGCATACAAAAAAGGGCTAAAATAGCATGTAAATGAGAATTATTCGCATCTACTAAAAAGCTAATAAGTTGTTGATTGATATAACTAAAAGTAATAAAGCATTCCACATTGTGAAAAGGAGGTTAATGGGGGACAGGTTCAAATTAGAGTGCCCAGTCTAAAGTGCACTAAAGCCCTAGAAAGTGCTTGACAAGTTGAACAATGTGTGTTATAATAAATACATATAAGAAATTAAGGAAGCTTAGATAATTATTAACTTAATAAGCTTAGGCATATAAGTAACTACATAGTTACTTAGAAGCTGCACTGAAGGGCTTAAGAGCTACACAGAAGCTGCACAGAAGGGCATAGAAGCCGCACAGAAGGACATAGATTATAAAAGTTATTGTTATGTTTCCAGATGGTCTAATGGTAAGACAATGGTTTCCAAGTCCATTAACTGGGGTTCGATTCCCTATCTGGAACCCACATCTCCTTAAGGATAAAGATGAATATAGATGTTCCTGTTAGAAAAAGAGGCCGTCCCAAGAAGACAGATATTGTTGCCAAGACTCCCGGCAAGAGAAATGCTGTTGGAAGACCAAGGGGTGAACAGGCAATTATTAACGAATACCGTGCTAGGATGTTAAACAGTCCTAAGAGCGAGAAGGTTATTGAGGCCATATATGGGGCTGCTTTGGACGATAGTCACAAGAACCAAGCAGCAGCGTGGAAGCTCATTATGGATAGGCTCTTGCCTCTCAGTCATTTTGAGAAGGACAAGAATGGTGGTGGTAGGGCTGCTGTGTCTATCACTATCACAGGTGTTGGTGGAGAACAAACCATCATCTCAGGTGGAGACGAAGAGGTCATTGATGTCTAAAGAATCTGTTGAGAAGAAACTAAAGAAGCTTGGGTATAGTGATGCCGTTGTTGCTGCTATGCTTGGCAACATTGCTGTTGAGACAGGGGACACCTTTGATTACAGAACGAAGCAAGAGGGAGGCCCGGGCTATGGGTTGCTTCAGCTTGATTTCATGAAGCCCTATTATGAAAAGTGGAAGAAGCAAAACAAGGTTAAGGATAGTGCTGATGCTCAGCTCAAGTTTTTCCATGATACAGTTTATGGGAAGAGTCAAAACATCATTGGAGCAGGGAATGCTGCTAAGCTAAGGGATGTTTTAGATACAGAGCAAAACCCTGCTGTTGTTGCTGATGTGTTGGCTAAGGGGTGGTTTAAGCCCAACCCAGAGCGTAACCCAAAGTATGATGAGAGAGCACAATATGCTTTACAGATGAGTGGCTACCAGCCCCCTGTAGCAGCTCCTCCTCCTGTACAGCCAGAGCCTTCTTGGTGGGAGAACCCCTTAGCAAGAGCCAAGAACACATTAGGGAGTTTGTTTGACTAGTTTAGACATTAAGCTCCTTCCGTGGCAGCAACAGGTGTGGAATGATAAGAGTCGTTTCAAGGTGGTGGCTGCTGGACGAAGAACAGGCAAGAGCCGCTTGGCTGCTTATTTGTTGTTGTTCAATGCGTTACAGGCAGAGAAGGGCCATGTGTTCTATGTTGCCCCTACACAGGGACAGGCAAGGGACATTATGTGGCAAACCCTGCTTGAGGTGGGTCATGCTGTTATAGCAGGAAGCCATGTTAACAACTTACAGGTTAAGCTTGTTAACGGAACAACCATCAGCCTTAAAGGTGCTGACAGGCCAGAGACAATGCGAGGAGTGTCCTTGAAGTTTCTGGTAATGGATGAATATGCAGACATGAAGCCAGAGGTGTGGGAGCAAATCTTACGTCCTGCCTTGGCTGACCAGAAGGGACATGCCTTGTTCATTGGAACACCAATGGGCAGAAATCATTTCTATGAGCTGTACCAGTATGGCTTGGCTGGAGATGATATTACATTTAAGAGCTGGCACTTCACCAGCTATGACAATCCCCTCATTGACCCAGAAGAGATTGAAGCTGCAAAGAAGAACATGAGCAGCTTTGCTTTTAGACAAGAGTTTATGGCTTCCTTTGAAGCACAGGGTGGAGAGCTCTTCAAAGAAGAATGGGTGAAGGTTGATGAAGAAGAACCTGATGGGGACTATTTCATTGCCATTGACTTGGCTGGCTTTGCAGATGAGAGCAAGGGAAGCAAGAGCAAGAGGCTTGATGACAGCGCCATAGCCATTGTTAAGACGAATGACAAGGGCTGGTATGTTAAGGATATTGTCTTTGGGCGTTGGACAGTGGAAGAGACAGCAAAGAAGATATTTGCTGCTGTTAAGAAGTATGAGCCAATATCAATTGGAATTGAGAAGGGCATTGCTAAACAAGCAGTGATGCCCTATTTGTCAGACATAATGCGAAGAACACAAACCTTCTTCAGAGTGGAAGAGCTAAGTCATGGAAACAAAAAGAAAACAGATCGAATTGTATGGGCATTACAAGGGCGTTTTGAACACGGTCAAATTGTCCTTAACAAGGGAGAGTGGAACATACAGTTTCTTGACCAACTCTTCCAATTTCCAAATACTCTTGTGCATGATGACTTGATTGATGCTTTAAGCTACATAGAGCAGCTCAGTAAGCAAAGCTATGTAACAGAATATGAAGAAGAAGAATTTGAACCAATGGACGCTTTAAGCGGATACTAAGGAAATATATGAGCTTTGATTCTGAAGAAACTTATAAAGGCAGTAGCCTTGCTGGTTGGGTTATTGAGAAGGCTGATAAATGGCGTGACCATTATGTAGGCAACCACCAAGAGAAGTTTGATGAGTATTACCGCTTGTGGCGTGGTCAGTGGGATGCTGCTGATAAGACACGTGAGAGCGAGCGTAGTAAGCTTATTAGCCCTGCCTTGCAGCAAGCTGTAGAGAGCAGTGTTGCTGAAGTTGAAGAAGCCACCTTTGGTCGTGGGAAGTGGTTTGACATCTATGATGACATGCGTGATGGTGAACGAGAAGACATCACCTTCTTGCGTAATGCTCTGGATGAAGAGTTTAAATATACCAAGACACGTAAAGCTGTAGCTGAATGTTTGTTAAACGCTGCCGTGTTTGGCACAGGCATGGCTGAGCTTGTCCTTGATGAGGTGCAAGACTTCACACCAGCTACACAGCCCATCCTTGATGGAGCCATGCAAGCAGTGGGTGTAACAATCAAACCACGTACAGTGGTGAAGGTTCGTCCAATTCTGCCACAGAACTTCCTCATTGACCCTGTTGCCTCTTCTATTGAAGAAGCCTTGGGTGTTGCCATTGACGAGTTTGTCCCTAAACATCAAGTGGAAATGCTCATTGAGAAGGGTGTCTACCGTGATGTTGACCTGACAGCAGCAGCTCCTGACCAAGACCTTGAGCCTGACCAAGACTTAATTATTTATCAAGATGACAAGGTACGTCTGACTAAGTATTATGGCCTCGTTCCTCGTAAAGAGTTTAACGAAGCAATGGACTTGCCAGAGCCAAAAGAGGAAAGCAAGAAGAAGGAAGGCTCTAAAGAACACGAGCTGGACGAAGAAAGCGAATATGTAGAAGCCATTGTTGTTGTGGCTAATGGTGGTCAGCTCTTGAAGGTGGAAGAAAACCCCTACATGATGCAAGACCGGCCTCTCATTGCCTTCCCTTGGGATGTTGTTCCCGGGCGCTTCTGGGGACGTGGCATTTGTGAGAAGGGCTATAACAGCCAGAAGGCTTTGGATGCTGAGCTTCGTGCTCGTATTGATGCCTTGGCGCTCACTGTCCACCCCATGATGGCTATGGATGGTACACGGATGCCTCGTGGCTCTAAGTTTGAGATTCGTCCGGGCAAAACCATCATCACTAATGGCAACCCTACTGAGATTATGATGCCATTTAAGTTTGGCAACCTTGACCAAGTGAGCTTTACACAGGCAGAAAGCCTTCAGCGCATGGTGCAGATGGCTACAGGAGCCATTGATGCAGCAGGAATCCCCGGAAGTA